GCGACACAGGTGGTGCCATCGGACTTGTAGAGTCTCCAATGGGCTGCTGTGCCGGCTGCGTCGGCGCTTGCGTCTTCCCAGGTTCCGGCCTTGGCCTTGCTGCCATTCGCTGCCGCGGCCATCCAGTCAGATGGAAGGCTCAGAGTTGCCAGGACTGTCCCAGCGTCTGCTGTATCACAGTCTGCCGGAGCCGCGCCCGTCCTGATCTTCAATACGGCGCTGGTGCCTGCGTAGGTTTCCAGCGCATCGAGGAACGCATTCCTCGTCAGTCTCGAGAATTGTATTGCCATGATTACCTCCTAATAGAGCACCCAGATCTTGGTGATATGCCCGCCCGGAGCTGTATTTGTGTCAATGGTATTAGCAGCCAGGACGGTAGAGGATACAGTCACGGTGGGAGCTGTGGCTTCCCTGGTGCCATCCACCGAGCAATAGACGACCGGGTTGACGGCAAATTTCTTGTTCAGAGCTAGCTTGTCCGAAGTTCCGATATCCACCGTCCGAGTAGTGCCCGATGTGGTGGCATCGATCCTGGTCACGTTCATGAACGCCTTGGTGGTGGTCTGGGCGACAGCGGACGCGGTGAAGGTCAGGTTCTCGGTAATGACCGCTCCCGAGATGTCCAAGCCGGTGAACTTGATCTCGGTTGTGACTGCGCCTGATGGAGTCACTATGAGGCATCGGGGGACATCCGGATCATCGAGGAAGTTCGAAGATCCGACACCAGTAGACCTTATCAGTAGGTTGGTGGTCGAGTTCAGGCTGGCGTTGTTCACGATCTGGTCGGTGTCGCTGGTTTCGGCTGCGGGAATGGTGATAACAGCTCCCACCAGGTTCTTGTTGTAGACTCCGGCCACGTCCGAAGATGCGGCACTGGCGGCACCCATCAGAGCGAGCAGCACCAGCAGAATGGCTATGAATCTCATTTCAGTGGCCTCCAGAGTAGCCAGATAGTACCGGCACCTGCCGTGGTCGATGCACCGACGGCCAGCTTGATTGCGGTGGCGGTGGCGAACGGGATGTTCAGGGCGATAGGATCATGCATGCCTGCCGTCTTGGGGAAGTCGTCGTTCTCTATGTAGGCATCCGGGTCCGAAGCATCCCCGAGGGTTAGCGTGTCGTTAAAGCCTGTGGCGATGTTGACCACGGCGTACTCCAGGATGCTGTTGCCGGGCACGGTTCCTATCTTGAAACTGCCGGGCGTATCGTCAAAGACCAGTTTGGCCTGGTTGGCGTAGAGCTTGTCTGCCATCAGGTTATCGGCCTTGACTGGCCCCCAGATGCGGTCTACTCTATGAGTCAATTGGTGTCACCTCCTCGGGTATAGCCACTATAGCTCCTGAGTTGATCAGGACTTCAATGGTACTTTGTCGCTTCGTCTCGGGCCTGACAGCCATCTTAGCGGCATCTTTCGGGCTGATGATAGAGCCCCGCGTGAACTTGCGCAGGGCTTTGCCATCATGCCTTTCGAATGCTCGCACCACTTTGTAGCGAGTCATCGTTACCGCCTTCAGGCTACCACGTTCTTCATGAACATGCCTGCAGTTTTGGCCATTACCACCGGGCACCAGCACTGGAAGCCCTGGTAATAGGTTGTGTGGGTGTGCAGGTCGGGGACCTGAGAGAGGGCGGTATCGAATCCACCCAGAGGTTCGTTGAAGGACAGGTTCATGCCCGCTAGGGTAGTCAGAGGTCCGGGGGAGGTCACGTATCCCAGCCAGATGTGCTTACCGAATATCCAGTCAAGCGCGACAGTATCACCGGGAGCGGCGGTGTTGTACATGGCTTTAGCCACCAGAACGTTATCGATGTCCAGAGCCTGAGCTATCATCTGCTCGTTCAGCTTGGTGGGGACCTTGTCAGCACCCTGTGGGTTCCTGTAGAGACTGATCAGCTGGTTGTTGATCCTCATCTCCTCATAGGCCTGCTCGCCTATGACCATCGTGTTGGGCATCAGACCACAGGCCTTCTTGATAGCCAGCTTGGAATCCTTGAAGACACCCAGAGGATCGCTGTCCGCGTCGTTGAACTGCCTGATAGTCTCGCCTGTGGTGATCTCTCCAGGAGTCCAGGTCTCACCGCTGCCAGTTCCAGTGACATCGATTCCCCAAACAGACTCCTTGAAGTAGCTGTTGGCGATGACCAGCTCCTTATTCAACTGGAGCACGTCAGTAACCATGTTGGTTGTCGCCTGCTCGATGGGGTAGCCCTGGTCGGCCACGTAGGGGATATCAGCCATCAGAGGCATCTCGAAGGCATACCGTCGGCACACATACGAGCCGGGGGTATCTACCTTGAGTTCTCCCTGGGGCGGGATGCTGCCGGGTCTCCACTCACCTGCCTTGTTGGTAAAGTGATTCTCCATAGCCCACTTGGGATAGAGACCGGCTATCTGGTTCACCGATATCATGGGGAACCATTTATCAGCCACGAAGTTTGTGGGTTCCTGCCTGTAGGCGAGAGACCACTCCGATTCCAGCCGGGCTACGTGGATCTGTGAATAGTCCAGGCCCTTGTTAACTACCTGCTGGGCCAGGGATGCTATAGTTTCTCTGTAATCCATGAATCATCACCTCAAATGTTCGCCTGGTACGTGAACAGTCTCACGGTAGCCGGGAGCCCCGCAGCAGCAGCGACTTCGCACTGTCCCACGATGATATCCTTGTCGGTGGGCGTGGCCTTGTCGCCGACACCACCAGTTCCGACTTTCACCAGGTCACCTACTGCCAGACCACTGGATCCAGTCTTGACGAGGGCTTTACCTCTCCACTGGACCAGCGCGGTGATTGAGAAGTTGGTGGAAGTCGCGGTTTCCGTAGGCCTGTTGCACAGGACGCCTACCGGATGGCCGCTTGTGAATGCCTGTACTGTCCGGGCTCTTGTGGTGTCCAGCTGGACGAAACAGTACTCCAGAGCAGACATGTCACCGTCCGGATTGTAGGAGCTAATGTCTCCCGGTAAAGCCTCTCTGAATGGGGCTGTAATATCAGTCACTTCAGATCACCCCCATCTGAGCGCGCACAGTACCTGCCCTCTCCTCGGCCAACACGGACTTAGCCAGAGCGCCATTCTCGCGAGTGGCTGCGGCTACCGCCAGAGCGTGGCGAACCTTTGGATCTGTGGGGCCGCTACCGGACTTCTGGATTAGGCTCTCGTGCTTGGTTACCAGGGCTTCGAACTCGGCCATAGAGGTCCCAGGTGCGGGCCTGTCGCTACCCATCGGATGATAGAGCAGCTTTCCGGCCTCGGCCTTCATTACGCTGGCCTGCTTGAGGGTCTTCAAGATAGTCTTCCGGGCCTCGGTTGGCAGAGCTTCCAGGCTCTTCAGGATCTCAGCTCCCTCTTCAGGAGTTCCCAGGCCGGAGAAATCGGACTTGGCTATCTGCTCATACTCCTTCTTGCGGAGGATAGAGCGCAGCTCCTCGTTCTCCTTGCGGATCGGTTCGACTGCTTTCTGGACGATATCCAGCAGCTCAGCCTTGCTGACCAGAGCCCTAGCTCCGGCCTTGTCAGCCCTAGCGGGCTTGGTCTTTCTCATCGGTACACTTCCATTAGCTGATTTATATAATAAGAAACGCTTCCCATTAGCCGCTTTACCGACTAGGGAAACCTCATCCAGTTCTAAATCCGTAAGTTCGTTTGGCAATAGAATCACCTCGGGTCATCAAGAAAAGATTTCAGAAGGGGGTGCGTGTGCCGGTTCCCGCAATCGAGAAACCTGTTATGTCGCCCTTCTTCACTGCCTGCCAGAGAGCAGGATCGTGGATCTTGACAGCCATAACCCAGCTCCCGGATTTCACGACCTGGCCGTTGCACTTGAAGTCGGTTGGAGCGATATAGCTCTCGATGATGGAAGCTTTGGCCACGCCAGAATGCTCTTTGCCGATCCGCTGGCTGGTCTGCATGAACTTGTGACAGGCCGCCCGGATCTCGGACTTGCTCAGGCGGTCACCCTGCAGGTCTATGACATTGGGCTCGCTGACGACTCCATAAACGATCTGCTGATCGCTGCCCTTGGCGACGATGATAGGCACCCGGTAGGACTTCATGACCTTGCTTACTTCGTCCTCGTCTTCCTCATCCTCATCATCTTCCTTCAGGAACTCGGGGAGGTCTTCATCCTCGTCTTCGTCCTCTTCAGGCTCTTCGTCCTCGGCCTTCTCTGCCTCATGCTCTGCCAGGACTTCCCGGATGTCGTCTATGAGGTCACTAGTAGCCTCTTCTTCGGGCTCGGTTTCATCACCGAAAAGATCCTCTTCAGATATGCCGTCGTCTGGGTCAGCATCGGCCTCGATCTGCTCTTCTTCGCCTTCGTCCTCGGGATCAGCGTCGGCCTCGTCCTGCATCTCAAGCCACTGCTCAAGTGCTGCCTTGTGCTTGGATTCGTCTTGTTTGATGGCTTCGGCCATTTCTTTGAGCTGTGGGTCAGTGGCCATCTCGATCAGCTGGTCGATTTCATCTATGCCTTCGCCTTCACCGGCCAGTATGGCGCGAACGCGATCTAAATCGGAGCCTTTCTCCAGCTCCTCGTCTTCCATATTGTATTCTTCTTCATCCATAGAATTACCTTCTAATCGGGGAACGTGGATGTCTCCGAGATCGATACCTTTGTTAATCATAAAAATCAGACTTTGCTGTATATTGCACCTTCAACCATCCGCAAAGCTTTATCGTACTTTTTGCCTTCGGGGTATGCGGGATTGCGGAACTTTGGATGCTTCTGTAGTGCTGATTGCATACTGCGAAGCTTACCCAAAGACAATTCTTTAAGATCCTTGAGTTTGAGCTTGGTTGCTTGATCTGCTAAGGATACTTTGGGTTTCGGCTTCTCCTGCTGCTTGGGCGCTCCCTGTCAGCCTTTCGTATATTTTCCATGCAGTAAGGCGTCTTCGATTGCCCTTTTGGCTTTCGCCTCGTTTCCGAAAGCCGGGACGTAGATTGCGTTCTCATCCTGCACTGTCGCTGTTATGGGTATCAGTTGGTGGCTTTTGATCTTCCCATTTTCATCTAAGTGAATCGCAAGTCTCTGCATGTCTGGATGAGTTGATGCGATTGACTCGCGTGTGTTTCCGACATACTCATCAACTTCGAGTTTCCGGTCTATCGCGGCGCGGTCAGTGTATGCAGGGAATCCCTCTGGTATTTTATTTACCTTGAGGTAATTTATCTTCACATTCCCATGTTTTCCTTTTACGTTCGTTCCAAAGTTTTTATCTTCCTTCAGATCGAACTTGGCCGAGGATAGGAGTTTGTTGGATTTGGCATCGTACACATCCAGCCGGAGGAGTCCGTTTTCCATCTTGCCTATTACTTTCTGGTCGTGCGAATGGTACAGCCCATTCCACCCACCGTATTTGTCGGTCGAGAAGGGGATTACCCCCGGCCCACCTACTAGGCGCTCGGCTCCGGGAATGTCCTCGTATTTTGGTAGTCGCTGTTGCTCTGGCTTCTTTTCCTCTACGGGTTTCTTCTCGGGCTCTTTCGGCTTGCTCGTATTCAGCCATCCGATCTTGTCCAATGCGCTGCCACCACTCAAGAGTGTCTGGATAGCACCGGACACTCGTCCCTGGCGGGCTGCTTCCGCACGCCTTTCCAGCTTCCTCTTCGTCTTGGATGGCTTCTTGGAGCCGCCTCCTGAGCCCGACGTGAACTTGCCATCGTCTGCACGGGGGTGCTTGGATTCCTCCCAATCACCATCTTTCTTGAGTCGATGATTGGTACCGCCAAGAAGTATAGAGCCATCCGGGGCTACGTGGTGCCGCCTAGCCTCTTCGAACCAATCAAGATTCCGGAGGATAGACTTGAGGATGGGTATGCGCATGATCATAATATAACCTCAGCAATATTTTTCGGCTTCAGAACCAAGCTCTCGCAGGGCCTGCCAATCGTCCAGCAATGCCCGACAGCGAGCTACCATGGCCCGGTAGGCTTCGCGGGCTTCGTAATCTTCTTCAGGAAACATTTTAGGTCGATCCAGGATAATTAATTGGCAAAAGGTGGTGGATGCAATTCGGGTGCAGGAGGCCCTGTGAAATGGCAGTATCGAGCGCCGGGTATTCTCTCGATCTTCCCGATATTGATACTATCTTCCCTGCCCACTCACGGCATACTTCGCAGGTGTTCGGCCTGATCTCACGAGAAATCAAGACCAGATCCTCTTTCTGCTCGACTGCCCGGTTGATGGAACCTTCGTTAAACGAGTTCCTAGCAGCTGTTATCGCCACCATCTGAATGTAATCTGCGATCCCCAGCTCTTT